AGGGCTTTCTTGCCGGGCTCTTGAAGCTGCTCGTCCTTGTCGCCTTCTGGCGGTGTTCCGGGTTGGATGCCCTGTTCGCCGGTGTTGCCGGCGTCGTTGGTTCCGGTGCCGGTTCCGGTGTTGCCTTCGACGAATCGTGCTCCCTGCATGCCCATCGCGGTCATGTAGTAGGGCAGCGGTTCGCGGAAGGCTGCTGGGGTGCGCTTTCGCATGGTGGTGCTCCTTTGTTGGTTGGTGTCACATCGCGTGACGTGTAGCCGGTCAGGCATCGCGCCTGGCTGGCTCAGTGGTGTTCGTGCACTCCGTCGGTGAGGATGTCCGGATACATGCGGCGCAGGGCCGCGGTGATCTGGTCTGTTGACGGGAAGCTGTCGCCGACTGATTGACGGGCCTGGGTGTACGCCACGTAGGCTCCCTGGTGGTCGAATTCCGAGTCGGGTACGTCGTCTGCGCTGCGCACCAGGACGGGTTCGCAGTCGCATTCTCCGTGGTATTTGTCGCTGTCGCCTTCTGCCGGCCGTAGGGCGCTTTCCTGGCTGTTGTAGAGCCAGGCTGCTGACCGGCTGGCGAGCATGAGGCAGAATGCGCAGGTCGTGGTGCCTGAGGGTTGCCGCATCCATCCGACTTTGTCGCGGTTGGCGTTGATCTGGATGGTGTCCCGGCCGGGTTGCCGGGTCCATTTCCCCAGAGCGGAAGTCAGCTTGTTCAGGGTGGAGAACGGGTCGTCTTGGAACAGCCCCGCGGCTGCCCATCGAACCTTGCTTTCCACTTGCTCCGGGCTGGTTCGTAAACCGATGACTTCCGGTGTGGATCCGGGCATCATGGATCGGTACCATTCGGCGGATACTTGGCCGGCCAGCGGCCCGTATTTGTCGATGAGCAGCGGGAGTATCTCGATCATCGAGTTCCGGACATGTTCCGGCCTTTGCAGGTTCAGTGCCAGGAACACTCCTTCGAGCTCCTCGGTGACAAGGGCTGCAAGTTCCTGGTTGGCTGCACGCAGGCGGGCTGCGTCCTCGTTGCTGACCATTACTCCTCGTCGCTCCTGATGGTCACCGGTGCGCCCGGCATGAACTCAAGCCCTTCCAGGCCGGCGCTCTTGGCAGCCGATTCGGCGGTGACGCCTGCCCGGCGAAGGGATCCGACCATGTCTGCGCGCAGCTTCTGCTCTTCGAGCGGGTGGAGCACCTTGCCGGCAGTAGCACCCTGGGCTGGGCGGGCCGCGCTTGATTCCAGGACCTGCTGCAGCATGCTCTTCGAATTTTTCGAATCCAGGTACTGGCGTGCCTGCGCGATCTCCTCAGAGTCCAAGCCGAAGCGCTCCAAAGCAAGATCAGAGCCAGCAAGCTCTTGGAATGCGTTCACGAACTTAGATCCAGCGTCTGCCTGCGCGCCCGGGGTTGGTGTCGCCGGGTTCGCATACTTCGGCCGAATCTTGGCCATGTCCTTTCCGATCGCAACCATCTCTTCATCCGTTGCCGTCAAGGACAGCAGGTTCATTGCTGCATCCTTGGAGCTGTAGGAGAACTCATCGGTTTGCTTCACGCAGACGGCGATCAGGCCATCCTCAGCAGCGCGGATCGCGTCCGCGCTCGAAGGGTTGTCCTGGACGACGCCAAGTTGGCCCAACGGGATATCGGTATCGGCGTGGAAGTTCATTGCGATGGACTTCAGCAGTTCCGAGTGCGGCTGGAAACTGGCCTGCGACAGCTGCTGGAATTCCGGCTTTCGCATGTCGCCGGTTTCCTGGTCGCGGTAGGCCGGCACGCCCCAGATCGCTCCGATAGCGCGCAGCGGGTCGATCCGCTTGCCATTCTTGTCGTAGAACGCGTTCTTATGAGCATCGAGAAGGACGCCTCGGGGCGAGCTGTAGAACTCGGCGTTGACTTCCTGTCGGAGGATCGTGCGCACGGCCCTGTCAATGTGTCCCATGACGGCGCGGTTGATGCGTGCTGAGCCGAAGGGCCGGCGAAGCTCCGGGCGCCACACTTTGCGTGTGCAGCGTACCCGATTTGTTCCGGTTGGATATTCCTCGGAAACGACCCATCGGTTACCCGTTCGTTTCAGGTCCAAGGTATTGCCCGGCAGGTACAGCAGGTGGCGGTTGCGGTCCACGATTTCCAACGCTGCCATGACTCGACTGGTTCGCGGATCCACCCGGGCGGAGGCCTGGGTGGAGTCCTTCACGCTGATGATCTGTTCCGGCTCCCCGATTTTGGTATCGCCAGGGGTGAAGAACATGAAACTGCAGGATGTCTGCGCTGCCGAATGCTGCGCCAATGCTTCAGCCCGGCGGAACAGGACCGAGCCGTCGAGCTCCTTGAGAGCTTCCAGAGTGGCATTTCCCTTGGGGCCGGTGAAGCCCGTGCGGCGGATACGGTCAGAAGGGACGTTGACGGCTTTGGCCGCCCACCCAATCACCGATTCCAGATCCTTCATGTCATCAGGGATCGAGAAGCCTACGAAGTCCAGTCGGTGCTTCATGTCGTAGTAGTCCAGCTTCAGCTTGTTGCGCCGATACTTTTCCTGGACCAGCGCTCGAAGCTCGCTGTGTTCCTTGAGCTCATCGTCAGTCAGTGATCGAACCACGAGCGCCTCCTTCCTTATCCGAAGCCACTTCCAGCTTCTTGCGCTGCTCCCCCGCCAATGCGGCGGCGAACGAATTTCACGGTTCCGTAGTGCGAGCACACTGCGCTCATGATCGGGTGGAACGGCTTGGTCAGGTCCATCGGCACGAATTTCCACTGCGCGCCGGTCTTGTCAACATTGGCCTTGCCCAGGCCTTCCACTGACTGATCGAGGCGCGGTTCGCCATGGTGCTCGATCGTCTTGTCCCGCATCACTGCGTCATAGAAGCCCATCGAGGCTTCCACGAACTCGGAACCGCCAAGCACATAGACCTTCATCTTCTTTTTCTTCAGGTGCGGCACCAGCGAAACCGCCGGCGAGCGCCCGTCGATGATGATCGGGTGGATGCGCTTGGCTCGTTCCCAGAGGTAGGAGACGAGCTTTGGTGTTCCGCCTTCGTCGTAGTCGGCTGCGGCGATGAGTTCGATGACGATCTTCTGCTCATCGTCGGGGACGTAGGATCCGACGCTGATGGAGACCTTGTTGCGTTCCAGGTTCATGTCGATGCCGAAAGCTCCGGTCTGCCAGGTGTCGGCTATTGCCTTCACCGGCAGTTCTGACGCACGGTCATTCCATCGTTCGTCGGGTATGACTGAGATGTGGTCCAAGGATTTGGGCCAGATGTTCAGTCGCTCGCGGGCGAAAGATTCCGGGGAGAACTGGGATAGCTCGCCGGCAATGGTTGAGGGCAGGATGCGCCGGTTGTAGGCGGGATTGCCGTTCGCGTGGTTTTCGACGTCCTGAACGAATTGGGCCAGCTCTTCGGGGGTCATGTCTTCCACGAAGCCTCTGGCGCCGAATTCGACCCAGGCAACCTTTTCCTTCTGCTTGAGCGCGTTGGTGCGCACACGCATGAAAGGAAGGCCATTGCCCTTGCTCAGCTCTTCAGTGGACGGCGGGGTACCCATGTAGATGGTCATGGGGTTCTGAGCGGGGCCGGCCGAGATGGTGGGCAGCAGCGCCTGCAGCTGGTCTTCGTGAAGATCCTGCGCTTCATCAAGCACCAGGACATCGACGGTGAAGCCACGGCCGGAGTTCTTGGAACGGGCAATGAATTCGATGGACCCACCGTTTTTCAGGAAGATCGCTTCCTGGCCGTTAGTGTTCCGAACCTCTGCGACCATGGCGTTGAGTTCTGGGAACTTGGCTGCCTTGTCGTTGGCTTCGTTGCCGAAGAAGTGCTTGAGCCGCAAAAACGCCTTGCGGGCGGTCTTCACTTCCTGCGCGGTATGCAGAATCTTTCGGGAAAGTTGGGCCATGAGGTACAGCTCGACGATTTCCAGTGCGCCGTTCTTGCCATTCTGCCGGGCGACGGTCACGCCGGCCACTGCGCAGGCCCACATCTGGTCGGCGGTGACGCGCAGCCAAGAGCACACGACGGTCTCTTGCCATGGGTCAGCTGTCAGCCCGTACTTCTGGGCATACCAGATCGCGTCTTCGCCGTGCTCGTCGGAAAACTCGACGTCGTCCGGAGTGGTGTTGAATCGTGGGATCTGAGAACCCAAGAGCATGATTCACCACCTACCCGCTCTGGCGTGATGCCTCGCGCGCTTTGCGTCTGGCTGCCAGCTCGTCATCCACCGACGGCTGCGCATCAGGTCCTGGCTGACCGGACTGGGGTTGAGCCTCTGGCTTGCCCTTGCTGGCAGCGGACTTGAGCCGGTGCACTTCGGCCAGCAGCTTTCGGAAGTTGTCCTGCTGTTGCCGGCCCTCCATGAGCACGCCTGAGAACGACAGCTTGATTTCGATCTTCTCGGGGAACTTCTCCATGTCCTCGATGGTGGCTCGCATCAGGTCGAGGACGCCTTGGCCTTGAATCGCCCGGTCCAGGTCATCCAGGCGGTCGGCAGCGCGCGCCGCTTCAATGACCGTTTGGATGACCAATGGGTTTTCCTCACCCTTGGTGAGTTCCATGAACAGCTTTGAGCCGCGCTCTCCCAGTCCAGGAGGTTCGTAAATCATAGCCAGAAGCGCCCACGGTAGCCCAGCAGTAGGACTTGCTTGTGTTCGCTGGGGTGAATGACGTAGCTCAAGTCGGCCAGTGTCGATTCATCGAAATCTGCGGCGGCGACCAGCACGTCGGCCGAGTATCCCCTGGCTTGTGCGGTAGATCCGAAGAAGCGAATCTTCCCACCGCTGAGGAATTCGATCTGTTCCAAGCCGTTAGTTCGGCGAGCGCGGTGGACTCTCACAGGATTGGCCAGTTCTTCGACTCCGCGGAAGAGGTACCTCACGGCATTATGTCGGGGCAGGATGATCGCGACGTGCCGGCCGAACGCATCGGCCAGTCGGATCGCCTCAACCAGTGTTCTGCGCTGGGCTTGTTTGGCTGCCTTTGCCTCCGCAATTGCGTGTTCTTCTGCTTTCTTTACCTTGGCTGCGCGCTGTTCGGCAGTCAGGTCTCCGAGGCTGATCATTCCCCAGCCTGGATTGTTCTCCGCAGCGCGGCCCATAAACGTGGCCAGTTCGTCTTCGGTAAGTTCTACTGAATGAACTAGCAGATCGGCGCTGCGTGGCCTACTACTTGGTGTGAGGGCCGAAATGTCGCCACCGCCATGGAACGTGATTGATTTTCGACCGTTGACAACTCGAATTTCTTTCACTGGTCGGTCCTCCGCCAGTCGTTTCAACTGGCCAAAGACCTGTATGGCTTTTCCTTCGTGATGCAGGGCTATAACGACGTGCTGCCCCTCATACTGCGCCTGTTCAATCGCCTTACTCAAGGCTTCGCGCTCGGGAAAGCCCTCGACAGCATTGCCGATGGTTCGGTTGTTCATAGCGTCCTCCAAAAGCGCCGGCGAGCGCCTATGGGGAGGCGCGTTAGACCGGGATGACGAGCGGTTTGAGTTTGGCAGTGGTGCCGCGCAGCGGTGTTCCGAGTGCCATGTATCGGCCCATCGAGTAGATTTCGATGTTTCGGCCGTCTCGGATCTTCTGGCCACGGCGTGGCGCCATGTGGCCCCAGATGTGGATGCCGTTTCCGGACTGAGACAGCTCAGTAAAGGTTCCGGGGTTCGCGTCTAGTACTTCGGCGGCCCATGGATGGAGTTTGCCGGCCGCGTCGAAAGCGTGGTCCAAGTCGATGACTCCGATGCCTGATCCGTCCAGGACGAATCCCATGCCGACGCCGGCTGTAGAGGCCTTAGCATCGCGGTAGGTGCTCCACCCATTCGAGGCGCTGACCGATGCCAGGGCGCCATCGGTGGTGAGTGGCCGCTTCATTGCATCACGGCGCACCCAGCAGGTGCGCTTCTTGAGTTCGGCCGGCAGTCGGCGGTTGGCGCGGTGGCGGGAAACCCGGCAACGCACCGAACAGAACCGGGCGCGGCCGCTACGCCATGACGCCAGATCCTTATCGCAGTGCTCGCATTTCCTCATGACTCCATTCTACCAAACCGTAACGGTAAATACCCCGAAATCATGCGGATTTTACAGCTAAAACACCAGGTCAGCACCAGCCAGACCGGCGAGCGCGCGAACCCAACGCAAAACACCTAGTCAGACAAGGTTAAGATTCTAAAAGTCCAAGTCAGGCACTCGGGGGGATATGTCGCTATGCCCGGGGTAGGCGAAATCCCAGCCCCGGGAGGGGCATCCCCCCAGGGGCGGAACTGAGAAAAGCGCCGGCCTGAATTCCCGACTCACCAGCGCCCGGAATTGCGAAGTGGCGCGCCGTGCTGAATCCGAGCCGGTTTCGACCGCTTGCCCTTCGACTGATTGCATCGACGGCAGATCACCCAGAGGTTGCTCTCGTCATCAGTGCCGCCCATCGCAGACGGCATGATGTGGTCTACTTCGGCACTATTCGGCAGCTTGGCAACTTTCCAGTTCAACACCACCGAGCAGAACGGACACTGAGTCTGGCCTTCGCTGACTCGGCAACGCCACCGCACTCTCTTCGCCAAGCGCTTCCACTCGGCTGTCCCAGTACGAGAATGCGTCACATCAGCTCCACCTCTCGCCCAGGCGTTAACGAACGAGAGGGCCAGCCATATCGGCCAGCCCTCTCGTCTCTCACATGCTTTCAGATACACGTGTGGTAAGTGATCTCAGCTTACACCACCACCCAGCTACCAAGGCAAACTGGGAACCAGGTGGCTACCCATGCTCCCGGGTATCCTGCTCCAGCTCATGGATACTCCCACCCGACCACGTTGCACCGCACACCTTGCAATCAATCACCACAGCGGGGGCGGTACTTTTCTCGCTCGCGGTCTTTCTCCGGATCGTGGCCACCAGCGCACGGTTCTGCACCTTCTCGCCATTGGCCTCCTCGACCACATGGGACGAATGGCAAGCCGGGCACACCCGCCGCAACCGCACCACAGTCGGAGGATCGAACAACTCTTCAATCGACCGCACCCACGAACCAAGCACCTTGTAGCACTCGTCAATCAGATCCGGATGATCGGTCAGCGCATCAACCCACCACCCAATCCTCTCCCCCAGCTTCTCAGGCCTCTCCTCGGTATTAGGAAGCAACCAGATCCGCTCGTTCATCTCCCGCTCAATGTCCTGCATCAACGACAACGCATCGGCAGCCACCGGCAGACCTGGTTCAACACCACCGCCACCACCAGCACCGACCTCGCCCGAAGGCCGGATCTGCTCCTGCAGCTCCAA